AAGTTATCGCGGTCTTCGCGGCTTACTTCAATGCTGGCATCCATACGATCCCAAACCTGCGACGCCATATCGAAGCCGCCCACGGTGAAGGTGCCTTGAACCTGCGCGCGTGTCGGTACTACCGGCAGCCCCCACATCACATTGCTGGTGAATGCCTGTGGGCCGCCGAAGATATAGCGCCCTTCGTTGTCTTTCAGCAGCGCAATACCGTGCCAGTCGCGTGGGTTCAGGATAATGCCTGACGCACTAAATTCTGACTCGGTGACCTGATAAATAGCGTGTGCAATCAGGTCCGCGCGGGTATCACCGGTTTCGTTCAGCGTCTGGTCATAGGCCGTTGCCACATGGTTGATGCCGTCCAGGTCGTCGCCGGTGCCGTCACCATTCAACAGCATGTCTTCTTCTTTCAGCGCCAGACCGTACATCAGGCGGTTGTTGACATAAGACTGCAGCATCGGCGCATCATCCATCACCTGACGCGATGCCTGGATCCAGTGGGCAACGGTTTTAACGTTTGCCGTTTGTTTGCTGAAGGTGATATCGGACTCAGGTTTCAGCGCTTTTTCTGCAACCGTTTTGGCGTTGTTGGTGAACAGCTCTTCGCGGACGTATTCCAGTGAGTTACTGGAGATTCGACCTTGAGCCAGAAGGTCACGGATGACCAGACGTCGCTGGCCCGGCATGATAATGCCCGGTACTTGCATCGGCTGGATCAGGGTGCCGGCAGAGGCTGAATCGCTGCCCAGAGACTTATTGAAAGTCTGAGCATCGAAGCTGCCTTTGCTGCCATTCCATGATTTCACCAATTCTTCTGCGGCGCGCTCAGAGAAAGATTTCTTATCTCCCGGATTTTCAGCGCCAGAGGTGAATTTCTGTTCCATATCAAACAGGCGGGTACCGGCGGTTTTCAGCTCATCTTGAACCTTGACCAAATCATCCTGCAGCTGTTTTGAGATCTTGCCGGTGGCTTCGATTTCTTGTTTCTGCGCTTCGAACAACTGAGTCACGTTTTTCTGGGACTCTTCAATGGCCTTTTGAATATCAGCTAATTCAGACATATTTATTTTCCTGACAAAAGTGGGGAGTAGTTTTTAATTCGCTCGATGAGAGCAGTGAGGTCTTTTGAGTCGCCTTCGGACTCGCTCCGAACAGCAGACTTAATGCGGGCGATAAAGCCCTGTGCTTCTGATTTGGATAGGCCAACTGAGTCCCTCAGCCACTCTTCCGCATCACGAATGCTTTCTACGCCGTCGATACTCTTCAGGGATGAAACCCCGGCAAGCTCGTTGGCCGGGAAGGTACAGATACTGATTTCACGCAGCGCCGCCACGTTTTTAAAGATCCGCCCGGACGTGCCGAGGCTGTAATCATCTTTCGACGCGCTGAATCCAACCGACATGCCTTCAACGGTGCCGTGCTGCATCGCCGCCTTCAGGTCATTGGCCTGAGAATGTCCGGGGGTAAGTACGCCTCGAACCAACAGGCCTTTGCTGTCTTCTTCAAGGTTTTCCCATTTACCGACCGGCATCTCCCATGTTCGGTGGTTGTAGAACATCGCCACCTTGCGGGTCTGGTTCGTCAGCGCGTTTTTAAACGCACCCGGCAAAATAATGTCGCCGTCCGAATCCGTGTTGTTGAACACCGATGCGTAGCCTTCAAAAATGCCCAACTTACCGTCGCCGGAAAACTTGATTTCCGCCTGATCAAAGGCGAGTGTTTTATTGATGCTGCGCATCGCTACCCCCATAAAGACTAAACCCCGCTATTTGCGGGGTCCTTGTTACCTAATTCAGTGATCGGCACGTTCTGCGACTGTCGCGTCGCTACGTCTCCGCCAGGTAGCGGCGGCAGGTTATCCAGACGCCGCATTTCATTCACCGTCCGCTGGCCGCTGTTCACCAGGGTTGTCATGAAGGTTGCACGTGAAGCAGAATCGCCCCGCAGTAAGCCGTCAAGATTATGTTCGGCGTGAATACGGCTAATATCTGAGGGTTTCACCAGCCAGCGCCAGATCGACTGCTCCCAGCGGGTAAGGTACGGTTCAAGGGTATATTGCAGAAAACCCAGGTTCTGCTGCTCAATGCCGGTACCCCAGCTGGTAGATTTCTCAACGTCGCCCACCAGATGAGGCGGCACACCGAAGAAGCGGGCAATCTCACTAACCTGAAATTTACGGGAGGCCATTGTCTCGGCATCCTGTGGGCTGACGCCGATATCCTGCGCGGTAAATCCGGCCTCGAGGATCCAGAGGCGTTTCTTAACCGGACCTCCGGCGATTTCTTTGAAGTTCTCCTGAAGCTGATCGCGCTGCTCTTTCGTTAAAACCTTGTCGCCTGTTGACAGAATCTTCGGGGATTTAGCACCGTTAGCGTAAAACTCGCGTTGCTGGTCTTCCATCGCCACCGCAACACCAGCGGTTTTTGTCGCGAAGGCGATCGGTGACATGCCAACTAACCCGTTAAACCCGAATCCTTTAAGATGGAAAATATCTTTTTGCGTAAAGTTGGCGTATTCCGAGTCCCGCTTATACCGGTAAACAATTTTCTTCCCTTCCAGCCGCACGTCCATGTTGACCGAATTTAACGGCAAGAGGCTGATCACGTCGCCCGCGCCATTGCGCTCCACCAGCGCATACGCATTGCCGTAAAACGCCAGCTGCATGGTCATGCACTCTCGAAATTCCTGAGCGGTCATGTACTGGTTCGGGGAATACCGTAATAACCGGGCAAGCGGGTTATTAAGATCAACCTTTTGACGGTTATCGTTCTTGGTTTCGAATACGTCGAGAGGTAAACACGACGTCACGGAAGATATGAGGCGTACGCAGGCCCACACAGTGGATATCTGCAGTGCACGTTCATCTGTGATGGAAGAATCACCCAAATGACCATGCGCCGACACCGGCCCGGTCTGTGATCCCTGATCGGGGTTCACCAGACGCCCACCGACAAACCACGATGCCATGCGCGCCCACAGACCATTATTGGTGCGAAGGTCAATGCTATAGTTGGTTTCTGACATTACATGCTCATCGGTCTCGACAGAAAATCATCTAGGTTGAAATCGTCTTCAACCTCCCCGTCAGCCGCACCGATCGCCATTGCCGCAGCAACCACGCCATCGATGCGGCCGGTACTCTTTTTCTTTGCAAAAATTCGGTTGTTCTTTTGGTCTGTTTCAATCACGGCTGATGCTGCGTTCCAACGGAGGCAGGGGTTAAGGTGGATCTCGATTTCTTTGTCATCCAACAACCCTTCGAATAACTCGATGGAATGCGGCATCCACAGGCCAGAGTCAGCCGCTTTATAGAACCCCTGTCCATGCTGAATGAGCTGTACACCCACACCAGCCTCATCAAGCTCAGGCTCGAGATACTTAATGCGGTATTGGTCAAAGGCGATAGCCTTGATCTGGAATTTCAGCGCGAGCTCGGCGATACGCTCTGCAACAAACCCATATTTGACAGCGTTGCCCGGCGTAGCGTGTAAGAACCCTTTTTTCTCCCACATGTCATAAGGCACTCGGTCTGTCTTAGCCCGGTGCAAAAGCGTCTCTTTCGGCGTCCAGAACTCAACAATCAGGCGTTTTCTTTGCGGGAAGTAGAGCGCCAGCGCGGTTAAGTCTCGCGTACCTGACAGGTCAAGGCCGCCGTAACACTCTTCACCGATCATCTCGTCCGGGTCAAAATCCGACTCGCAACCTATCCAGACATCGCTGCCCATCCAAGGGTTAGCCGCATCAACCCATTGGCAAAAGTTAAGGCGACGGACAATGCTTTCTTTTGCTGGCATTCCGCGCGCCTGCGTGACCTGCTCGCGAAGGTATTTATCTGTGAATGTCTGGCCGAGGGAGGGGTTAGCCTTACCCCAGCAAGATTCATCTTTGAAAGGGTCATCCCCTTCATCCAGAGAACAGATGAAACTGAAAAAGCTGTCATCTTCTTCCATACCGGCCGCAATCTTTCGACCGTATTCATGGTAGTCATAACAAACGCTGGTTTTGTCATGCCCGCTGTTGGTGATCAGGAACATTAGCGCCTGACGCCGCCCCTTTGTTCCGGCGCGCATCATCTCAACAACGGTGTTGGTTTTGTGTTCGTGCACTTCGTCAATCAGT